AAAGTCCTGCGCCCGGATGATGTCGGTGGTGAACTGGTTGACCTGGGCTGACGTCGCCTTCGCGGCGTTGCCGATTTCCTTCAGCTGCCCGGCGGAAAGGTTGCCCTTGGCGCCAATCTCGGCAAGCGCCCGGTCGAATTCCTGGGCGGCCTGCACCGGCGCGGTGAAGGCGCTCTTGAGCACGTAAAGCGTGCCCACGGCATCCAGCATGCGCCCGCGTGCGGCATCGAGCGCACGGTTGTTGCGCGTGATGGCGGCGTCGAGCCTGTCGGCCATGGTAAGAGGCGCCGAGGTCGCATCCCGGACCGTCCGAGTCAGCCCGCGCAGACTGTTTACAACGCTACGCGCCGGACCCGACACCCGGTCGAGCAGTTCGACAATCAGCTGGGTGGTCTGGCTGGCCATCGGTCAGTCCCTCCTGCCACCTGCGATACGCAGCGCCTCTGCATGCCAGAGCAGCAGCTCGACCCACTCCATGTCGTCGAAGGCGGTCAATGGCGTTGACAGCACATGCGCGGTGTCCGCAACGATACTGCGCCAGCCGCTCACGCCGGGGCCTTGGGCAAAAAACCGCCGAGCACCTCCGAGATCGAAGCGAAGTCCGCGGCATCCATCTCGTCCATGGCCTCGAGCGGCAGATCGCAAAGTGCCGCGGCCATGGCGATGCCCTGGTCGAGTTCGGTCGAGCCCGGCTCACGCATCTTTTCCATGGCGCGGAGATCTCGCACCTTCGGGCGGCGAAGTGTGACCTCGGTGATCATGCGCTCCTCAACCTTGATGGGCCGGACGAGCTTCACGCGGGTGGTGTCAGTCATGTGATCGTCTCCGGTAGGTGCTACCATCAGCGCTGGATGCGCAGGATGCGGCGCTCGTCATCATTCTGCGAGACGCCGTCCAGCCGCCACTCAGTCGAGAAGAAGTCCCAGAACAGCTTCTCCTTCTCATTGAACCAGAGCTCGTAGTGCATCACCTCGTTGATGGCATATTCGTGCCCCTGAAGTTCGCCGCGCTGGAAGGCGTCGGGCTCGATCTTGCCGAGGCGGCCCTCGATGATGGCCTTGGACTCGATCGCCATGCCGGTCCGCTTGTCGCGGATCACGCCGTAGGCGGTGAAGACCTTATGGCGCGAGGAATCCAGTCCGAACTGGGTGAGGAGGTCCGGGTCCCAGCCGTTGAGCTTGAAGGTCGGCTCCAGCTTCTGGATGCCGACCGCCACCTCGATCTGGACGCGCGAACCCCCGGCGTGGTGGTCCTGGTACATCTCCTGCAGCGTCGGCAGCTTGAGTTCAGCGAGCGTCAGATGCTTCGAAGCGGTGGGGTCGTGATCGCCGCAGAAGAGATTAACCGATTCCAGGAGAAAGATTGTAGCCACTGTCGTTCCCTTCGGTTTGATGTCTGTGCACAGCGAAGTATCCGCCGTGTTTTCCGTCGGCCTTGATCACCAAGCCACGGTCGCGGAGTTTCTTGAGTGATTTTCGCGGGTGCAACTTTGGAAAGCCCTTGAACATGTCGGTGAAAGACATCCCGGGCCTATTCTGGATCTCGAGGAGAAGTCGGCCGGCAGCTGTGTATGGAAAGGCAGCTGCCCACCGTCTCTCGTGGGCAATTGCAATCTTGCCACGACTCGACCAAGCGATCTTCATACGTTGGGAGATTGCAGATCGATGTTCCGCGGTCATGGCGTCCCGGACTCTGCGACGATGGCGTTCGCGAAGTTCAGGATCGAGCCATCTGGCTCTCTGCCTTTCCCGGTATTCCGGCTTGTCCCAGCACTTGCCCGCATTCCATAACTGGTTCTGTGGATACAGGTCGCGCGCTACGATCTCGAGCCTAAACGCTTCAGGATGAGTCAGCCCATCGACAAGTACCAGAGGCAAGATCTCGGAGCCTTCCTGATAAGCACAAATGAGCCGCTCATAGAACTTGCTTGGAGCAGGTACAAACTCGCCTGCCGCACGGCGTCGGAGGACGCTACGGACAATTTTCTCATGCGTTCGCAGACGCCTGCCGCTCCCCTTGCCAACGTATCGAACGGCTCCATCCACAAGGATGGCGTAGACATAAGCGTGGCTCATGCGTGTTTAACCCGTGACGGCATCGACCTGGGCAAGCAGGTCGTCGAGCAGCGCGTCGAGGGCGGGCCGGTAGCGAGCGGACTGGATGCCGAGGTAGCGCAGCACCGGCGCCTCTTCGGCGGCGAAGTTCACCGTGAAGCGACCCTGGCGCAGTTCCTCCGGCGAGTTCTGGTCGCGCGTGAACTTGACCTCGTAGCCCAGGATGTCGCCATCGGCCTTGAGGTCGCGCATGGCGAAGCCCATGGTGTTGAGCACCGCCTGGATCGTCTGCCCCGTGAGGTTGAAGCGCCCGAGATAGAACCGGAGTGTCCGCAGGAACATCAGGTGGATGTAGTCGCGGCCGCGCGTGACATTATAGAAGCGCCAGAGATCGTCCTCGCCGGCGTTGTCGGTTCCCACATAGACGAAGCCTCCGCTCGCGATTGCCGTCTCGACGCCGAGCTCGCCGCGGAGAAGAACGCCAACATTATGCGATAGCAGGCGCTGGCCCTCGGTGGCTCCGTCGATGAGCGAGAAGTTGATCGGCCGCGACGGGCCGACAATGCCTGAGACCGGCTGATTGGCCCAGGAATGGAAGGGGCGGCCCTGCTTCTCGTGATCCCGCCGGGCACCGATGCCGATCACGGCCGGCGATAGCGGCATCACCGTCACTTCGCTTCCCGCCATGACGCGGACTGCCGGATCCACAGGAATCAGGCGGCTGGAGGACAGCGTCTCGCGCCAATCGATGGCGGCCTGTTCCGTGGTAGCTGGACCGTCCACCACGGCATGGGCGAGAAGCTTGTTGCAGATGGCCGGCAACGCTGCGCACACCGCATTGGCATCGACGCCCTGCCGCTGGCTGGTGAAGCCCGGCGCGCAAATGAGGCGGGGAATGACGCCAAGCAGCGGTCCCGCCTGCGCGAAGGCCTCGAGTCCGGTGGAGATTCCGTCGCCCACGATGTTGGCGATGGTCTCCGCAACCGTCCCGCCCTCCTCCACGCGGACCACTACAACCTTTGCCGCTACCTGGAACTCACCCAACTGGGCATTGATGAGGGTCAGCGCATCCGAGATGGTGCCTTCGGTTCCGATCGCCGTGCGCTTCGCGGCGTCGTCCGAATAGAGAAACACCGGTGTATCGAGCGGAAACACCGCCGGATCGGCTTCGGGTGCGGTGCCGATGAGCCCCACCACCGACATGTCGCTGTAGACGGCGGGACGCGGTTCGTTGTCGATCCGCGTGATCGAAATGCCAAAGGTCGGATCAGACATAGACAGTCTCCTGTACGGAAAGCCCGCCGCATGAAGCTTCCATGTTGCGGGTGCTGAAGAACTGGGATCGGGTCAGGAAAGGCGATGAGCCAGGATCAGAAGTCGATCTCGGGCGTGGTGATGGCGAGATCGGCCTTTTCACCAGACTGCAGGAGGACCTCGAGGACGAGAACCTTGTTCGCGCCCGAGGAGTGTGCACCGTAGAAACGCACCGAGCGGACCCATCCCCCGGCGCCGTCATCAACGATGCCGGTCACTTCGATATCCTTCACGCCGCCGATGGAGAGCTTCTGCGACAGCTGCGCGATGAGCGACTGCGTCATGTTCATTCCTCACCTTGCTTACGGGGACTCAGTAGCTGCCGCCATCGCTGATGGCATTGAGCGTCGCCTGGAGGTTGGAGATCTGCGAGATCGCATGGCCGTGGCTGCCATCCGCCTTTGCGGCGAGCGTGGAGACGAGCCCGGCGATGTCAGACATGCCAAGCACAACCACACCGGTCTTGCCATTGACCGATGAGACGGGGCCGCTTGCGAGCACGGCTTCCGCCGTCGCAGCCGCCTCCGCGGCCTCCTCGGCGGCCTGTTGCGCCAGCGCCAGGGTCTCCTGGACCGCTGTCGCGGCCTCGAGCACCGCCACGCTGATGCCCGCCGTCGCCGAGATCACCCAGTCATCATGCGCGCCATCGCCGATGGCGCCATTGACGAGCACCACCTCGAAGGCAAGCCCGCCATTGGTACGGTTGAAGTCTTCGACGCGCAGCACCGCATAATCGTCCTGCGTTCCCACCGCCTGACGGGTGAGCAGCACATAGGGCGTCGGCGAGAAGAGATCGCGCTGCGCAGCATCTGTAATGACGAGAGTCGACTGCAGGCCGTTCGCGATCGTGAGCGAAGTTTCCGACGTGGCGACCAGGAAGCCGTTCTCGGATACGGCCTGAACTTTCGAGAGAAGAGGCCCGAGCACTTCGTTGACCCGGGTCAGGCCGAGGGCGACGAGGCGGTCGGTATCGCCGGTGACAGAAGCCACCTCCTGCCCAAGCTGTCCGAAGGTCTCGGCGATCAGCCGGAACCGGCGGTTGAAGAAGTCGCGGTCCAGCTCCTGTTGATCCCGGACGCGAAGATCCTCGAACCTCAGCATCGCATGCTACTCCAAGAGCATGGGATCGGCGGACGCGATGGCATCCGCCGCCTGTTCCCTGATCGCGTCGTGTACCGCTGCCTTCACCGTGTACCTGGACCCGGGATTGAAGTTCATGCCCGATGCCGTGACCGGCCGATTGACCGTCAGGCGGTAATGCGTCGGATTCTTTGCCATGTTCAAGGCTCCCTCAGGTGTTTGC